TTCTGAATTGCTCCCTCTGAAGAATTTCTATTAACACCAAAAGGCGTACCGCTTCTGCTTACAAAAGTTCCGCCTGTGCCAGCTTCAAAAACACCGCCATCAAAATCTGGCGTAACTTTTCCAACTAAAACTGTGCCACCAAACGGATTCAGAGCTAAATCATCTGCGGCTGTACCAGCACCATTACAAGATTGGATATACTGTTCTGCATCATTTGTTAGTGAGCCAAAAAACAGTGATGTTGATGCATCGCTTGAGCCTCTAATTTTAGCCGACGCTTTTGTTGTAGACGTTGAAAGATTTGATGCACTTGAGGCATATCCCTGCGCCCCTTTAACTTCAAGCGGCACGGTTGGTGATGCCTCAAGAATACCAACCCGATTATTTGTGCTGTCAACTTTTAGTGTGGATGTATCAACAGTCAAGTCTCCAGTGACGGTTACGGTATTAGCTGTAATACCATTCGTAAAAGTACCACTAAACACAGAGAATACATCGTAGACAATAACCTCTAATATGTCGCTTGCCGTTGCGCCAGAACCTAAAACAATACTCGTGAGACTTGTGTCCGTGTAGTCAGCAGGGTCAAGAAGCACACCATTAAGGTAAACATCTACATATGCACCATCTGAATATGATAACGCATTGCCGCTGTCATCAGTAGTAAACGTAGTTTGTCCACCCGTAGCAGTGTAGATAAATCTACTACGAACCCCGAAACCATCTTGTTGTCTACCGATGTATGCCATTAGTCCGCTTCCTGTATAGTTAATTTACCAGCATCAACTAATTCTTTAAGCTCAACGTAATATCTATTTTCAAGACTTTCTGAGATAAAACATTTTTTACCATCAACCATAATTTCAATACCGTCATTATCACCGTTCATGTCAGTAATATATTTAGCCTGTGTAATATTCATAGCCTCTCCTACAACTCATCATCAACATAAATGTGAGAGGCAACTGTACTACTGCCTAAATTATAATACCCACCCGCACCGCCAGCCGACCCGCCTGTTATAGTAGTAAAGTCAACACGAACTGATTTTCGTGCCTTGGCTGTCGATGAGAATGTCATCGCTGAAAATGCCCTATAAGCACCAGAATAGTAAACTCTATGGTCTGATGAGCCTGTCCCAATTGTTCCTGCATAACCGACTGTGTATGAGTTTGACCTTTTTGGCACAACCAGATGAAGCCTAGTAGCCGCGTTAGTATCACCATAAAACCATATTGGGTGAGCCTTTAGGTATAACTCAGAAGCATATTCAAAATACCTTTGGCAAAGTTGCAACTCTTCAGCATAGCTACGATGCTCAAAATCAGTGGCTACTGTGCCAATTTCAAGTTGAACGCCTGTAATGTAAAACTCATTGCTAGTGCTATCAAGCAGATTAGCCTGACCTGTTACAGACCTAAATGAACCATCGTCTGTCCAATCTCGATTGCCTGAAAGTAAATCATCTGCACCAGTAGATAAATGCCAAACAATTCTAAGACCAGCTCCCGTGCCGTCAACAAAGGCTGATGACCCTGCTGTATCAGGATTTATTACTATTGTTTTATTTTCCCAAGTATTTGCAGAATCAATTGTGTATGAACTAACAAAGTTTCTAGACTTACCGTTATGCACCAATTGTAAGCCGTATGTGCCTGTTTTACCAGACCTGACCCAAAAGGATAAAACTATATACTTACCAGAAGATGACCCATAATTTAGATGTGTAGTATTTTGACTTTCAATTTTTTGCTCAAACCCAAAATTTTCACTCCCCGATGGAGTTGCAGTTGCTTGCACATCTATTTTAAGTGAGTTCGCAAAACCATCAGGGGCTTCACTGCTTTGGCTTATATCAACATCAAAATTATAACTACTGCCTCTAATTGTGATAAAGCGGTCAAGCGTATAAATTGCCGCGTTGACCGCAGAAATAGTGCCACCACGTTGGTGTACATCCATAGCACCATTGATAATAAGGTTGCGCCTCTCTGACGGTGCGCTTGGTACTTGTGCAAGTTGTCGGGCGTTGCTGACCATTAAAGTGTCTCTTGATTATCCGCAAATGTTTCATAGGCTGATTTTACGTCACTCGTCCACACAGCATTACAAACTGCCTGTACTGATGCGTCTTCACCTGAGATATCTGTATCACCCCAAGTATCACCTGTTTTAGTACGACAGTGCAAAACGTGTCTGTGGTAGGTGCGGCTAATTTCTGCACCATCATCTTTTACGATTGTTGCCTTACGAACTTGGACGTTTTTATGTTCGCCCCTTACTTCGCAGTCATATTCAAATTCTTTTGTTAAACTCATTTTAGTCTCCTATGTTATCGTGGCGGGATTGCCACCTGTCTGACCCGACTTCCAGACGGGTTAATTACTCTACCCAGTATGTAACTGAGCCAATTAAAAAATCACTACTAGCATTAGCATTTGATAAAGCACTCGCTCCTCCATCGTCAAACGCAAAAAACTGTATAGTCGTGCTTCCTCCTCCAGTGTATGCTGTTATTGCACCTGCCGAATTAACAGGTATATTAAAATATGTTACTGCGCCGCCTCTATGTGCAAGCTCGACGGTATTCGCATCAGGTGTTGTAAAAGGCAATCCTCCAAGAATAACTTGATTACCCGCACTAGTGCCACTGAACTGTAACCAAAACCAAGCAGTCACCATATTACCTATTTTAGTATATTTACCAAATTGATATGAGCTTGTGTACGAAACACTTGTCCAGCCTTGAGTTATAGCAGGTGTCCATGTTCCCTCTTCATAATCATCAAGCGCATTAGCCGTCGCAGTGTCGCCGTTGAATGTTAAGCCACCAGCTGATAAAATACGCAGACGCTCACTTGTTGAACCAGACGCACCTGTCTCAAAAATTAAACCGCCGTCAACTCCATTGCTTGCCGCCCTAATGCGCCCACGCACATGCTTTGTGCCACTTTCTTGTTGCTCAAAGGCAAGAAAAACTGATGCACCATCGGCACTTGATGAAAGTTTTAGGGCATTGCCTGATGAACCAAGCTGAACTTCTAATGGTGTATCAGGGTCAGTAAGCCCGATGCCGACATTACCCGAACTGTTGATACGCATCCTTTCAGCAACATTTGTTGTACCTACATCTCCGTTGGTACTGAAAGTAATATTTCCTGCTGTAGATGAACTTTGAAGAAATGCAATTTGAGCAGTTCGGTTATTGGCAACATTACCTGATGTATCTGTTGTCCCTACTATTCCACCATATTGTGTAGTATTTGAACCAGAAAATAAAAGAGCAGGAAAGTCACTACCAGCAGTAGACTGAAGTGCAATTTTTGCATCCCAATCACCTGCACGAGTAACGCTTGGTGTTATTGTTACACCCCCGTCTGTTACTGTTGTTGTTCCAATGCCTACTTTATTTTCAGAGGCATCAACAAATAGTGTGTTAGTATCGACAGTTAAATCACCAGTGGCTGTTACATCTTTTGTAGAGATGTCTCCAATTTCTAATTCTGGTTTTGGACCATCGCCAACATACGCCATTAGGTAATCTCCAATATAGACAACGCAACATCACCAGAAGATGCTGTGTTTGTTGTTACCTTCAATACGTCTGATGCTTCCATGACAACCTTCTGGTCGCCACCTACGACAACTAATGTACTGCCTACAGGAATAGGAGCAGCTTTAATTAAATAAATATTATCGCCATCATTATTTTCCAATTGTACATCAGCAGTAATTTGTGAAGCAACAATGTTTGCAATAGACAAACCAATAATAGTTGTTTCAGTTGAACCAGGACAAGTATAAATAGTAGCTGGACTTGTTCCAACAGCTGTGTCTGTTTTTATTTTAAATGAATTAGCCATAGCTTATTATACTCCAAAAGTTATCCTAATGCAATGGCAAATGCCACAGCCGCAGCGTTTGCATTAGATATAGATGTAGCCATTGTAGCTGATAGTGAAGGAACTAAAGCAGATACTGTAGCTATCTGTGTGTTACTATTATTAATACTTGTAGCCATCGTAGCTGACAAAGCCGGAACTAAAGCAGATACTGCAGCTATTCTAGTTTCAAGCGTAGCTGATGTTGTTGCACTAGCTGCTGCAAGAGCAATAGTATTAACAGACGCTATAGCATCTAAATTAGTTTTTGTCAATACTGATACTGCAGCAATAGCTGTATTAGAATTATTAATACTAGTTGCCATAGTAGCAGATAGTGCAGGTACTAATGCAGATACTGCAGCAACTCTAGTTTCTAATGACGCAGATGTACCAGCACTTGCGGCAGCTACTGCTATAGTATTTACTGATGCAATAGCATCTAGGTTAGTTTTAGTTAATACCGATACAGCATCTATTCTTGTATTTAAAGTTGCTGATGTAGCTGCAAAGGTAGAAGACACTGCAGCTATTCTTGATTCTAGTGTTGCAGAAACTGTAGCAATACTAGTAGCCATAGTAGAACTAACTGTAGCAATACGTGATTCTAAGGTAGCTGATAAAGCTGTAATAAGACTTGTATTAGCAGCAATAGATGTTTGAGCTACTACTATAGCTGAAGTGTTAGCAGCAATAGCAGAAGCATTAGTAGCTGTTACTAAGGCTTTTACAGCAGATACCTCTGCACTTACAGCAGCTATACGTGTTTCAAGAGCAGCAGATACAGTAGCAATACTAGTAGCCATAGTAGAGCTAACGGCAGCTATACGTGTTTCTAATGTAGCTGATGTACCAGCACTCGCAGCCGCTAATGCAATTGTATTAACGGATGATATAGCATCTAAGTTAGTTTTAGTAAGAACAGATACAGCATCAATGCGTGTATTAAGTGTCGCAGATGTTGAAGCAAAAGTAGAGGATACTCCTGCAATACGTGTTTCTAGTGTAGCAGAAAGTGCAGCAACTGTAGAAGATGTAGCAGCAGGTTCACCACCAACCAGTATATTTGTCGCATCTACTGTTGTTGCACTTATCGTGCCAGCACTAACAGTTGTAGCAAATAAATTACCAGTTCTAAGACTACTTACACTTACATCTTGAAATATAAGCGTACCAGCATTTAAAGAATCAGTTGTAATACTTGTAGCTACAATATTTGTAGCTTGTATATTAGTTGGTTGAAATGTACCAGTAACTTTTAAACTACCTGCAACACTTACATTACCTGTAAATGCAGCAGAAGTTTGAGAAAGTTTTAATGAAGAGTTAGTACCAGCCCCGTCCTGAACACGACGAAGTGTTTCATCTATACCACTATTAGAAGCACTAGAATTAATTTGTAACAAATCCTTATAGGTATTTGCAATTTTTTTACCCGTTAAATCTGCCATTTATACTGCGTTCCAATACTTATCTAATAACTCATACTGATAAATAATTGTATGAATTTGGTCTGCATCTTCCCAATTTACATTGCGGTCAAAATTAGGCTCTGGTCTTGCATTCATTACATACTGACTATTATCACGTAAGTCAGGAGATTTGTTTTGAGGATGTATTACTCTATCATAAGCTCCATCCCAATCATTAGGACAAACCCACAAGTCAAAACTATTTTTGCGTAATCTACTTCTTGGAAAAGAAAATCCACAAATATCACATTCTGCTTTTGTATATTTACCACGAGCCATTTAAATACTTGGTAGCCACGCAGATACAGGAACAGCCGAAACTAAAGCAGGTCTTTGTGGTCTAGCATCCTTTATGTTTTCATCATCTTTAACAGAAGCTATTCTATTTTGAGGATGATTGTTTAAATCATATTTGCCTTCATAATCTGCAGGACAAACCATCATTCCATAACTATTCTTTTTTAATTCACGTAATTCGTAACGAAAACCACAAATGTCACAAATGCCTAATGTTTGTCTTGCCATTATACATAGTTCAAACGAGGTGTAATATGCATACTCGCACGTTCTTTATCTTCTTCTTGCGCCCTCATTAGCCTTTCTTCATATTCTTGTTTTAACATTTGAATACGTCCTGCATCTACACCGGGTCGTTTCATAGACATAAAATAAGCTGTACCAGCAGTAAGACAAGGTAGGAATCTACGAGATACATCTGCATTTTGATTTGACCTTGTTACATCTTGTATATATTTTACAGTCTCAAACTTAACAACGTCTGTGCTATTTTCAGGGACAGGCCACAAGAACACAACAGATTTATCACGTTCCCTTCTAACAGCAAATTGTGTTGGTCTACCTGTCTGCCCTTTACGAGGAACTTTTAAATACTCCTCCATACTAATACGTTCAAGCTGTAAGTCAATATTACTTCTATTTACTACAGCTTCAAGTACATCAATGTTTTCTGTACCAAGGTCATAGCTAGTTGTACTTGTTGTTACAGTTACAGCAGTAGTGCCAATTGTCCAAAGTTGAATACCACGATTTTGCCAATCTTGTAAAAGCAAGTTAATAGACCTACGAGCAGAACGAGGCTCTTCACCAAGTGTAGCTTCGCCTCCTATCATTTCCATAGCTTCTTGGATTACCTCATCAATGTCCATTGAAAAACTATATGTACCTGATGTTGCCATTTATGGTCTCCTTGCTTTCTTTTTATTCCTCTTCTTTTTCTTTTTAGAAGGAGGACGTTTTATTTGTTGTGGTATAGAGCTTCTTGATACAACCATAATTATCCTAGTTTAAAATATACTAATACTGTTAATATAACAACACCTATAATAGCAGCAACTATACCAGCTGTTTGAAAGTTGTCTATTGTTTCTTGACGTTTCTGTCTTGCTATTCTAGCTCTTTCTTTCTCAGCTTCTTTTTCTTCTTGGATACGTTTAGCTCGTTCATTAATAATCTCTTGCCATGTTCCGTGTCCAAATCTGTGGTCAACTAATTGACGCATTTCATCCATTTGTTCTTTAGCAAGCTTTGCATCAATGACAGTAGATGCTGCGTCTTTTGTTTGTCCTATAATAGATTTATTGCCAAACCTATCTTTCTGAATTTGTTTCTCACCTAGAAACATTCCATCAATAGCCCCAGCAATATCTCTTATGTCATTTGCAGTTTGTATATTAGATTTAATAAAGTCAACAGACTTCTGTACTAATGCAATACCTGCAAGTCCTGTACTGATGGGGTCCACGTAATCATCCTCTCTTTCTCTTTGATTACCATTTAACTTTATGACTCCAATACTTTGCACTTAGTTTTGTTGTGGGTTTACCTTGTGCATTATGTCGTGCATAGTAAGACCGCTTACGTGCTTTATCTTTAGCAGTCTTTGGATTTTTGCCAGCACCTCTAACACCTTGCTGACCAAAACGAATAGTCTTTACCTTATCACCTTCTTTAGCCACAACAACATGAGATTTAGTTTTGTGATTAGGAGTGCGCTT